TATATCCACTTCCACTATCTACATAATAACGATTCCCAAAATGTCTAAAGTTATCATGATGATTAAAAGGTTGTTTGGCGTTTACACCAGTTCTATCTTCATAAGCCCCACTAACAGGATAATATCTCTCTATATCCCCTATCGTTCTAAAGAAGAATCTACTTTCATATTTGTATGTATTGTAATCCCCACCGTTACCAGCATTAGCAGATTTAAAGAAAGTTTGATTTGAACTAGTACCATGATTCTTAAAAAATTCGTTTTTAGAACCTAAAAGTAAATTTGTTAAATTACCTAAAGTTATGTTAAATACAGTTTGATTAGATGAATCACTCAAATTTACAACATCTAATGGAGTTGAATGATTTGTTCTAACATTTTCATCAGCAGTCGCACTTATCGTAACTTCATCTGTTAGCACATCAATATTTTTCTCTTTCAAGTTTTCATTAGCTAAAGCCGATATTGAAAATTCATCGTCTGGCACATCAATAGTCTTACTGTATTTATTTTCATCAAATAAACCAGTAATACTTGGTTGAGAAAGACTAGCAGATCCTATTTCAAAATTTGGATTTAACAAAGTTTGCAAACGAGCTCGTTTAGTTTTAGATCTAAAAAGAGTGTCATTTTTGACTTCGTATGCAAACTCTATTTGAGTTTTTGCTGGTGTAAGTGACTCTAATTGTTCTAAGAATTCAGGATCGTCAATACGACTTTCAGCAGTGGATAAGTTATTCACAACATCTACGGCTATTCCCCTTTCGGTGATAAGTTGTCTCCTTAAAGTTAGTAGGTCATCATAAATACCATCATTATCTATATCATCTAAGTAGTCATCTAAAACAAAATCAGACATGGCATTTATAACAATTGAATCAATAGCATCTACATAGGAAAATGTTTTACCTACTTTGTTAGTTATTTGTCTATTTTCTTTAGGATTATATGGTTGAGCCAAAGTAGGCGTTTCACTATCTAAATTACCTATTACATTAAGATTAGCACCTATGTTAAATTGCCTATCACTTTTGATAGCATCTGTACCTCTTACTTGAAAAGAAAAGTTTTTAACAGTAGATACACTATTTTTGATTGTCAAACTTGGTTGTTCGGAAACTGTTTTATCAAAACTTTTACCTTTATTTGTAGAGGAAAAATCTGCGATTGTTGTTGCATTTCTATTTTCATTTAAAACATAATGATATATAAGATTATCTCTAGTTGCCGTAGCAGTTCCAGCAACAATACTATTGTAATTTAAAATATGTTGTTTAAACTTTGACATACTAATATAAGCATCCCAAGCTCTTATCTGTGCCATAGAACCAGTTATAGATTCACCAAATAATAAATTACCACCAGAGGCATCCGATGATGTAATAAAGTTCTGATTTAACTGAGAACCTGAAACACGAGAAGCAGTAACAGAGTTATTGTGTGAAGACATACTTACAAATTGTATATCTTTTATTTTATCACCATCTTTTCTACCCACAAACATATGATAAGATTGTGTAATAGATGCACCTTCTATTGTATTACTAGCAGTAACATTGTTTCTTTGTAAAAATACATTAAAATATTTGTAGTTATTAATATCATTTATATAATTTGTTGACATAGAAACATGATTAGTGGCTATACTAGATCCAGCATTTTCTTTAAAATTCAATCTAAACTCTATACTACCAGTTGTTTGAGAAGAACCTGATGGTATTATTCTCAAATCCCATCGGTCATGACCAGCAGCTGAACCAGTTGATCTAATCAGAGTTTGAATATTATTTGTTTTGTCGGCTCTAAATATAAACTCAATACCGTTTGGATTCGCATCATTCGACCACCAATCTAAGGCAAGATAATTTGAACCTGAGGATAAATTAAGACTTCTTAATGTTTCTGTTCTTTCTAAAAAAGAAATATTACCTGTTGTATTTGTCAGTCCATTATCTAAATCGTTAGCAACATTATTAGTTACTACAGATGGGTTGTGTTCCTCTGTTGAACCACCATATTCAGTTAAACCAAAGGCATTTGTTTCATATCCATATAAGTTCAATAAAGTATTTAAACTTTCTTGTGTGCCTTTAGTTTTATAAACATAAATCAAGTTATTTAATATTTTAGTCCATAAAGAAGAAATTGCTTTCTTATCTCCTATCTCATCACCACGAGTGCCCTCTAAATAATTTTCCAAACTACCAGAAAGTGTGCTTTTTAGATTGAAACCAAGTGATGTGCCAATAATTGGTAATAAGTCGTCTGGTATTGAATTTGGATTTTTATAACCAAGTCTATAGAAATTATTGTAATTATCAATGTAACTTCTTAATAAGTCAAATTGCTCTCCCAACATATTTACAAAATCTCTAAGCGTTTTATGTTCGTCACCAGTTCTTAAAAATGTAGGCAAATTATTTATCAGAGAGTAAATATTATCATTATCATAATCCTCAGCAATACTTTCCATAGTGTTATACCAATCATTCCATTCTGATGAACCAGCAAAACTACCACTAGGTGGTCTATATATGTTTGAAAAAGGATGTATGTTAGTTGGATTATTTTTTGTTAATACTACATCTGTAAAAATTGCGTCTTTATCACCACTTTCACCTGTAAAAATAGGAAATAAATCTCCTTGTGGTAATATAGACGATGTTACTTGATTTGAATCATCAATTGTACCATCTTCAGCAAACTGTGATGGAAAGAAATAAGGTGTCAAAACACCAGTATTATCTTTTATTCCATAAGCAAACCCATCACCAGTCGAACCACTAATAGAGGCAGATGTCACATTTGATCCAGATAAAATTTCCCAAAATGCTGAGTCCTCTACATAAGTAAAAGTATCATCGATAATTTTATTTCCTGTTGCCGGTCTAAAATAATTTTGTTGTGCCTTGAATATAAATCGTTTGTAATGTGAGCCTGTTACCTCAGGATTTAATAACGCAGATCCACTCCAAGCATTGAATGGTATTTGTCTATCATTTCCATATTCATAATCACCAAGAGATGTGCCCGCTGCATCGTATGAATAGTGTTGATTGGCTAATCCACCACTTATATTTATATTATAGTCATCATCATCGCTACCACCTCTCAAAACAAAAGAAAGGTAGAAGAAATCGTTTGAATTATAAAATGGTGGATCCTCTACATTGTAAACATCAGTAAAAAGGTGAATGAAACCATTCTCTGATTTTTTATAGATTCTATCAAACCCCTCAGTACCAGAGGTTAATTTCGTAAAACTATTATCAACATTATTATTAAAATTGTTACCAGCTAAATTACCACCAATACCAGGTGCTGATGATGTCGAATAACTTTGTCCATCATTATACATAAAGTTTTCATAATGAGTAAAATTATTTTTTATTTGTCTTGCCTGTTTAAATAAATCTTTTCTTTTTTCTATTACCTTTAAGCTACCAGTAAATGCTAACGATGAACTTATTTCACTATATATTCCTTCTAGTTCTACGGCTTTATTCTTAAAGTTTTCTAATTTTGATTTGGCTGAACCAAAATGAACATGAGTATCAAATTTTTCATAATCTATATTTAGATTTAAATCTTTTGTGTTTAGTATTTGTTCAACTATGTTCTCATCAGCAGAACCTGTGATAGAATTATAATTATCATAAGAATCATCTACTGATGTCGGTTCTGTTGAGTATCCCTCATCAATTGTTAATCCCAACCCACTAACTGCAAGACCTTCTCTGTCAATAAAAAATATTGTTTCTGTTTGGGATGCTAAAAATTTATTTACTATACGAAAATTTGTTTGGTATACGGAAATATCATTTGGTAATATTTCATTTAATTTAAGTATTAAACTTCTTCTATTATTTGTTACATTGTCAAAGGCATATCCATTAATTGGTGTTAAACGACCTTGAGATAATTCTAAGAAAGAATTAAAATTATAACTACTTTGATTTTCGTTTAAAAAATTAGTAATTTCAGTTTGTTTATCATTACTTATCGATAAAATGTTTTCATCTTCTCTAAGTGTTATTCTTATTTCTTTTCTACTAGGTGAAATTTGAGATATGAAAAAACCATTTGTATTTAATATTTTTAAAAAATCATATTGTAAATTATAGTTACCCTCAGATATACCAGACCTATCTAAATATTCATTTGGTTTTAAAAACAAACTACTTTCTTTTACATAAAAATCATTAAGACCTGAATCTAAGGCAGTCGAATCTAAAAAAGAACCTACTTCAGAAAAAATAGATAATTTTATTTCTCCGTTTTGTAAGTCTGACTCTGAAAAAGTAAAATCTGTGTTACTTGATATTAACTCTAAAGTTTGATTATCGTATGCTCTTAATATTTCCATTAAAATGCCTGTTTATCTTTTGCCTTATCTCTAAGGGCAATTTGCATTGTAGCCTGTCTTTTGACCAAGCCATTTTGTACAGTAAGTGCAAAGTCTCCGACTAAGACACCTTGTTCGCTTAACCCAGCTTGATTTTGTATTGTTAGAAATTCATTATTCTCAGGATTTAAATCCACAACACAATCATTACTATTAATAAATATGTTAGTAGCAGAACTATTGATTGGTAAACTATTAATTACAAAATCATTATCAGCAATAGCCTGTCTATTATTAGTTATGAAATCATAGATGTCAAAAGGTTTTGTAAAAACTCTTGTTTGACCAATATCTAAATTACCAGGTCCTTGACCTAAAAGACCAGAGTCGTAATCTTCATTATATTGTTCTGCTGACCTTTTTGTTAAATAATCTTCATCAATAAAATTGTCGTCTTTTAAAATTTTTGTTATAGATTTATTATATTCTGAATCATCACTTAGTCCACCGATTGTGGCTTGATTTTCTTTGATTGGTAAAAAATTAAAATCAGTTCCTCCAAATATTTCAAAGTCTTGACTTAATAAAGTACCATCATTTACAATTACATTTTTTGTTACTAATATTGTTTGTGTTACAATTGGTAATTCTTTCATATACCGATAAACTATTATTTTTATTTCCTTGACACCAGGTGTGTTGTATGTGTGTCTACTTGGGAAATAACTAAAAGACGATCCATCATCATAACCTATCCCCATAGCAATTGCATCCGATTCTTTTTGACTAAGTTTTTTAGCAAAGAAATTTTCATAATCAAAATCACCCTCTTGCTCATAAGGTTTAAAGTAGAACGAATTTTGTATATCTTCATCAGATAATAATCTTTTTTCGTCCCCCCATTGAATTACTTCATAAAAAAAATAACTATCAAAAACAAATTTATTTCCTTGGTAATAATCTCTTAAAGTAAATCCCTCTGGTGGGTTTCCATAAAAGATATTAAATACATCATCATTTAATAAATTAGCTGGTGTATTTGTGAAAGTAGTTCTCCCATCCGCAAAAAATGGTTTTATGGTTAATTCAACTTCAACTGGATATGAAGTGTCTAAAAAATTACCTGGCTCATCATTAGGATTATAATAAAGTAATTCTGTTCTAACATCACTATCTTGTTCTTGACTAAATCCTCTAGCCGCCGTACACGAAACCTCAAACTCAGGTATTTCATAATCAACATCTTCAAATTGTAAAACAGGTATACTTCTAGAATAATTTGGATGTCCCCACCTTTTTAATGTTTCTATATTAGCTGATACAAACTCAAATGCATTGGTAGATTCTAAAAGTTCTATACCTGGTATATCCACTGGTAAACTTGATACATTTACACCCGGAATACCACCAAGCGCAGGAGTTGAAACTGTTGATGTTGACTCAAAGGTAACTGTGTTAATAAAAAAAGTAGTATTATTATCTTCATCTTTATTTAGAATTTTCATTCGTGTCGAAACACCATCACCTGTTGTGCCAATTTCTTTTGAAAAATCTCTTAATCGTATAAAATTAGCTTTTTCATCAAAATTATCAGGTGGAACGAAAACAGTACCGTCTGATAATTTAGTTGGAAAGTCTAAAAAAGGTTGAATTACATAAACTAATTTTTCTTCAGGATTCAAATCATTTTTTATTGTAGATATAGCCGTAGGAAGAGGTCCTCCAACATCTTCAGGAAAAATAGGTCCATCCTCACCAGCTTGTAGACCAAAATAACCTGGATTGAAAAAAATTGAATTATCAGTTATTGAATTTTGTAATCCCTCTACAAAAACTTCATCCAACTTCGCATTTAAAAAAGGATATTCAATAATCGAATCACCAGGTTTATAATCTACATCTGAATTCTCGGGAATATAAGCTTTAGAGTTTGAATTTACAAAATCAACAAAATTCTCACTAACATCATTAAGTAATGATATAACATTTGGTTTTAGGCTAAAATTATAATAATTTTTAAAATCATCTATTATTGAATTTTGTGCTGTGGTGGCTTCTGAACTAAATACTGAATACAAGAAATTTACTTCATCAAAAAACTGTTCTCTCGTATAAGACACAAAAACCTGAGGTGAGACATCATTGTAATATTCTGGTATAACTCTAACTATTTGAGGTTGAGTAGGTAGAAAATCCCCAGTATGTGGTGATGGGTATAATGGTAGATAATCAGGCATACCAGTTACTACGGCAAGTTGAACAAAGTAAAATGGTAATGTACCTGAACTTGACAAAGATTGGGGATCACTAGACCTAATAAACTCTATCCCAACTGGTCTACCTTGATATTGAGTATTTCTATTTATAATGTCTACAATGTTATCATCTCTACCTAATGAAAAATAAGCTTTATCATCTCTTACAATTGAGTTCCAATTGCCTAAAGAAAATTTTTCTAAATCGCTAGTATTTAAACCTAACCTTTCATCAGATTCTTCTAAATACACACCAGGTTTTCTAACTGATGGATAATCTTCTTTTTTTGTAAATGCCATTAAAATGCCTGCTCAAATAGTTCTCTTTCAACACCATCTGGTATTTGAAAGGTATCTGTTTTTAATCTAAAATCTTCATCAAGTGATAATTGAAAATCTTTACTATACTCTATATTATTTATCTCTGTTTTATCACTCAAATCATCAGTTGTTGTTTGTTCAAAATCTATGTCTAAAATTAAGTTGTCATCAACAGCATTTAAATTAGCGACAGGTGCTGAAGAATCACCATAAGAAGTTTCTGTGTCTAATACTCCTTCAAAATTTCCATTTTTATTTACTGGTGGTAAAATAGGATAATGAAAACCACCTTCCCATTCCTGTTCAACATCACCGTCAACTGTTGCTATAAAATAAACCATATCGACATCATTTATAATTGTTGATTCTAACTGAACTGATACACCTGTTAAATTAGAAAAATCCCAATTACTTGGTATTATGTTCTGCCAATAAATATGTTCTTCTGGTACATCAAAACTATTATTTTCAAAACCAAGTTGCTCCCACATAGGTTTTACACCTTTATAAAGTCTCGTTGTTGCTAAATCAAAATTATTTAAACCTGTATCTTTAAATGTGTTTTTTAAATTTTGATTTATATATCCGTTATGTATTTTAGCCATTTCTTTCCAATCTCAAATTATTAAGGTCCAGGTAAATCTGGTACAGGACCTGGTGATTGACTATTTGGTGATTGTCTACTAGATGGATCTGCTGGATACATACAATTACCATCATCTTGATTCGCATTAGGATCGTAGTTAGTAGCACCTTGGTCTGTGCAACCTCTATAAATACAAACGGGTGGTTGACCAGGAATATCTATAGGTTGTTGTGTTGCTTCTTCGTCAAAATTATCAGCACCAGGATCCATACAACCCT